GTTAAATGCAGAACACGTCATTTTAAGCACTGCTCATGCAAAGAATAAAATCATAGAGCAACACATGGAAATAGAATTAATCAATTATTCATATTTAACATTAAAACAATTAAATATGATTTGCGACTATTATGGAATTGCATCCTACATTAGAATTGCAAAATGCAAAAAAGAAGACATTGTAAACATGTTGGTTCAATACGAAAATACTGAGCAAAACTATGAAATTGTGGTAAAAAGAAAACGAATGTGGAAATATCTTGAGGAATTAAAAAATGATGCATATATGAAAAAATTCATAATAAAATGAAACTGAATAAAGATTTATCTCTTAGTAATACATGGTATTATCAAAACTAAATACCGCTGTCAAATATCCCGAATCCAGAAAAATATACAGGGATGACATTAAAAAAGAAGTGGATTTGTATGAAGTAGAAATTGAACGGGTAGACATAATCATTGCTTTGGGAAATATGCGAAATCAATATGAAGAAGAAAACATTTTGTATTATCCAATCTATTTAGTAAAGCACAATAATAAAGTCATTCAAATTGGATTGTATGAGATAGAGGCGTCCAATTATCAATATTATTTGGACACATATGACAATGTAGACATTGATAAATTGCGAGACCCAATTGTATATTCTTTTGTCACAAAAGAAATGTTGGAAAGGCTGCGAATGAAACCCGAAGAAAAGAGAGAATCCAAGAAATATGAGAGGTCTCGCCAGGATGACTCGGACAAGGAATCGGACGATGATGATGAGGAGAAGAAGGATTCGGACCTTCATGGCTCACAAGAATACAAGATTCCTTCGGGAAGAAGTGATATTTTCATTTTGACATCCGGATTTCACATGCCAGAATTGTTGCAAGAAGAAACCAAGGTCGAATCCAAAAACATTGTAGCAAAATACAACCAATCCAATGATGATGACTGGATTCAGAAATTCATGAAAAACAAATATTATTCATTGACAGACAATGAAGGCGGCGGCGATTGTTTCTTCTCAACAATAAGAGACGCTTTTTCTAACATTGGACAACAAACAACCGTGGCTAAATTGCGAGAGAAATTGTCGGCAGATGCAACCGAAGAGATTTTCACGAGATATAAAGAATATTATGATTTATTTTACATGTCCATTGTAACTGATTCTGCAAAAATAAAAGAATATTTTAAACAATATCAAGATATAAAAAAAGAATTGTCAAATATTTTTGATAGAGAGAAAAAACATCAATTACTTATTAAGGCGAAAGACATCAAGGCCAAACATGACACACTCGTTGAAGAGAAGAAGATTACCACGCAAAACATGAATGATTATACATTTATGAAGGGAATTGATACATTGGAAAAATTTAAAAAGAAAATAAAAACGTGTGATTTTTGGGCGGAAACTTGGGCGATTTCTACCATGGAAAGAGTGTTGAATGTAAAATTTATTGTCATGTCCAGTCAATTATACAAAGCAAAAGATTTAGACAATGTATTGCAATGCAGCGAAATGAATGATGCGATTCTTCAAGAAAGTCAAACATTTAATCCTGAATTTTATATTATTGTGGATTATACTGGAAATCATTATAAATTAATTGGTTATAAAAACAAGCAAATATTTAAATTTAGCGAAATTCCGTATGACATGAAAAAAATGGTGGTCAAGAGATGTTTAGAGAAAAATGCTGGAACGTTTTCATTGATTTCCGATTTTACAAAGTTTAAAGACATGACAACCAAGAAGCAGGTTGCCCGCGGCCACAACGACGACGCTGTGGAAGAGTTGGAAGAATTTACAGAATCCAAATTGCGAGGATTGTATGATGAGGACGTTGTGTTTGTGTATTACAATCAATCTGCCAGTTCACCCTTGCCTGGAAAAGGCTCAAAAGAAAAACTGCCAAAGGAATATGTGAAAGAGTTTGCCGGGTTGGCAATGATTCATGATTGGCGACGAAAATTGTCCTTTTTTTGGATTGCGCCGTTTACATTGGACAATCATACATGGGCCACGGTGGAACATTATTACAATGCATGCAAATTTAAAAAGGAGAGCCCTGAATTCTATTTGAATTTTGCGATTGATTCAAAGACAGAAATGTCGGGCAATCCTGAAATGGCGAGGGGGGCAGGAGGTAAAACCGGCGAATTTGACGGCACAATGATTCGTCCATCAACGGTTCATATTGATAGTGATTATAGTAAAGAACGTGAGAATAAAAATATATTTGATGCCCAGATGGCGAAATTTACGCAAAATCCAGATATGATGAAATTGCTCATTGAGACCAAAAATGCGAAATTAATGAAATCTAAATCTGGAAAAGAACCTCATTTGGACAATGTATTAATGTTGGTTCGTGATAAAATCATCAAGAAATATGCCTCTTGATTTTGATTGGTGTGTCGATTTCTTTCTGTGTCTCTCTTTCTCTCTCTTTCTCTCTCAACTCTTCTATCCATATATAAACATCAATATTGCAAAAAAAGGAAAATTAATTATTACGAAGCATCCTATTAATAGCAAAACACCAAGAATACACAATGCAACAGCCCCTACTACTTGTGCAACCATGAACGCAGCATGTCCAATATCTTGCATTGCTTGAATTGGGTCTTCGCGAAGTCTTCTTATAGCATTGTTGGCCGCGTCTGCGAATGCTTGCCTTGCTTGCCTTGCTTCGTCCCTTTCTCGTTCCATTCTTGCCAAGTCTCTTGCTGGAGCCAAGACTCTTTCGGTCTCTCTAAACAATTCTGTAAATGTCTCTAGAACATCCCTATTCATGGCATTATGAAGTAGATGATAGAATTCTCTGTTTTCAACATCTAGTTCGGCTAAATCGCCATTTGCATTAACCATGACTTCTGCCAATCTCTGAAGGTTAGTACGAACCATCTCAGGATTAGCGCTTAAAAAATCCAATTGATTAAACAATTCTGTTTGATATCCTCTTACCGCGATTTGTTGAGTCATCATTGTATTTGCATCTACAGTAACCCATGGAGTTGTAGGTCGTCCATTGCACAAAGGACACACCTGATGTCTTTCACGAGACGACTCCTGAAACGTAGCCAAACAATTCGAATGAAATGAATGATGACGATTGTTTCCAATGCCATATGAATGCTGCACACATTGTCTACTATTTAATGGTGTCCAACATATTCCACAATCTGGTTCCTCTACCGGCTGTTCATCTCCTGGACCACGTCCAAGTCTATTGCGACCAAGAGTGCGTGCACGCCTGCGACTATGACTGCGTCCACGACCACGACTTTTACGGCGTCCACGACCACCAAGACTTTGACTACTTTTACGCGGACTCGTGCTTTTATGACTATTGTGATTACTTTTATAACTGATGCGATTGCTTTTACTGACACTACTATTGAGACTTCTATTGCGACTTTTTATGTGTCTTATTCTATACAAAATTTCTAAAAATCCTTGAAATACTTTTGGATTTGAGTGTAAAAAATTGTATATTCTATTTTTAAATTCTTGAAAATAGGTTGAAGCATCAATCTTTTGGTTTATTAATTTGTCTAAACGATTTATTTCCGTTTTTATAAAATGAAATGTTTTTTTTTGAGTTTGTTTGTCCATATATAATCCAAAGAATAAAAATAATATATCAATATATTATGTTTATCAATTATCTCTCTTTGTTAAATGCAGTATTAGTAACAGATATATGTGTCATTCTTCTCTCTATTTTTGGAATTATTAAATCAAGAGTATTGAGAGAAGACTGGTATGCCAACTACAATATATCCGCAGTAATCGCAGATGTGTTAATTATTGTTCTTGTCATTATATTCTCTAAAATAATATATCCATTTATCTTTGGCAATCGCGAGAATCTCGTCCTTTTTATTTGTTTGGCAGTAATCATTCAAATAATCCATGATTTCGCATTTTATTATTTATTTTCAGTAATTCCAAAAGGGCAAAATAAAATGTTGGATACATTCAAATCATATGCGAGAGAAAATGGCTACAAAGCAGTTCTCTCTGATAGTATAATGATTGTTTCGTCGTGTTTATTGTATTCTTATTTTTCAACATTTACTCTAGATCAAAATGTGATATTATTAATTGTATTGATTTACTTGATTCCATATTTAGTGTATAATTAACCTTTATCGTGTTTAGTTAAAAAATGTTAGAATTTTATAGTAGATTTACTTTATCACATACAAATTGAATAAAGAAACAAATCATTTATTTTAAGGTGGGTCCATGTTCAATATCTTCAAAGGTCTGTAAAATTAAGTCTTTTACTCTCTCAAATTTAATATATATGCATAGCACCTGTTCTATAATATAAAAAGGGTCATCAAATCTTTCCCAATCTATAATAGATTCCACATAATAAACATCACGCGCTGTTTTATTGTAATAAATAATGTATTGAATAATCGGAATAATATGAGAATCTGTTATTTTATTCTGGCTCAAGATATATCTGACAAAGTCTTTTAATTTCATTGAAAACAAAAACCTTCTCTCTTTTTCATTTTCGTTATAATGTAATTGTATCCATTCGACAATAAAAGTGTCAAACATTTCTGTTACCTCTGTTGACAATTCGTATCTTGACATTTTTGCTTGAGTTGCTTTGATTTGTTTTGATTTGTTTAGTGCAAAACGAAATGCCGGGAAAATCAATTCATTTTTCTTTTGTCTCTTGTCTTGTCTCTTTTCTTTTATCTCTTCTTTTTCTCTCTTCTTTTTCTCTCTTTATTGTATGAATATAGACGCAGGAGTTGTCACCTAATTTGTTTTTGTCATCTTTCTGATTGCTGTATTTATAGAAGGCATATTTATCTTTTATCCCAAATTTAATGAACCAAAATATGACACTGCAAAAAATGCGAATTTAGTATTTATATCAGGACCGGTTTTGTGGGACATGGCGATGAAGTTCTTTCTTATTGCATAAAAAAATGAAATGCTTTGTTCCATAAAAAAAGACACCATCAATAAACCAACAACCAACAAGAATGAACGCAAGCATCATCAAATCTCAACAAAAAATGCAAAAGTACGAAGCCAACCTTTCCAAGATGAGAAGTCAAGACGAGGAGATGCATTTAAAAATAGAGAATGAAGAGAGAAAATTAAATGAAGAAAGGGAAAAGAATGCGGCCATGATTGAAAAGAATAATGAGAAAACAGCAAGGCAACAACAGAGACAACAAGATAGACAACAAAAGACACGAAAATTGAAGGCGAAGCGCGATATTAAAAATTACATTGCTAGTGAAGACCAAGTGATTGGATTAGCATTCTTTGACGATGATTGTCTCATTAGAATGGCAAACAGTTCTGACCCGGAAATTGCGATTTCATTAGAGAATTTATTCAGAATACATGCGCATCGTCTTCAAGAATTGTATCCGAATGGATGGACTGTTCCCATATTTAAATCAACATTTAGAAGGCAGTTTGCGGCATTGGACTGGCTTCAAAAAATGAATCGTCCAGACAACTCCATCAGTTCGTTATTTTATCGCATGTGTCCGGAATCGGAAACATCTATAAGCAAAACGGGCAAATTGACTGCAATCCCGTCTTTTACAAAAGTAGAAAAGAACAAGACTAAATATATATTTGATGTTAATTTATACTTAAGATATTGCTAATTCTTCAAGAGTTTAATCGCATAGTAATGTATTAATGATATTAACAAAACACAGTAAAGAATTAACCACTTTTTTTATTCAACACAATTGTATAAATCACGAAAGAATTAGACCTGAAACAAGACAAACATTGATTGTTTTATACAATATGATTAAGAATGCCAATATTGAAATAAAAAACACGCAACTTACAAAGAATGTGCACAATGTTTCTTTTATAGAACCAGCCATCAAACCCAAATCTTTTACTGCGAATAATTTCCCGGCAACTGTTATAAAACACATTGATTCTACTGCTGTTATTGAAGTAACCTATCATTTCTCTCTTAAAGAGAGAAACATGACAGTCCATTTTATATTGGAAAATGCATCACCTGCGAATGTGTTTGCTTGTGACAATCATATTAAATTGATTATTCATGCAATGCATGTCTTGACCCTTTACTCAAATAAAGAATGTTCGCATAATTTGAATATTTTTATTTACATGACTTCTTTGAAAAAAGTGTTGCCAAAAACAAATGCACATGTCTTGGACCAACTAAATGCAAACACTGCTTTTACGAGAACATGTATGCCTAAGTCAGAAATTGTTATTTTTAGAAAAGAAGAATGGTTTAAAGTATTGATTCATGAATCTTTTCACAATTTCGGATTTGATTTCGCGGATATGAATAATGATGAGTGTCATTCTAAAATATTGGAAATATTCAAGGTTTCCTCTCAAGTGAATTTATATGAAGCATACACTGAATTTTGGGCGGAAATTATAAATGCATGCTTTTGCAGTTTTTTCATTTTACAAAATACAAATGATGTCAATGAATACTTGACAAACGCGGATTTTTTTATTAATTTTGAGAGAACCTATAGTTTTTTTCAATTGGTGAAAACCTTGGATTTTATGGGATTGTCCTATCAAGAATTGTATGCATCCAGGAATTCCAAATACAAAGAAAAGACCAACATTTTGGCATATTATGTAATAAAAACAATCATGCTTCATAATTTTCAGGATTTCTTGAGTTGGTGTAAAAGACACAATACTTCTCTCTTTCAATTCAAAAAGGATGCGCGCACTAAAATGGAACTGTGTTATTTTATAGAGACCAAATATAAATCTCCGGCATTGTTAAAGAATCTTTATGCAACTGATGCCATGTTTAAAAAAGTAAAAGGAAAGAGTCAATTGGCTCAAAACATGAGGATGACCATGTTTGAATTGGGATAATGTCTTTTACATATATATGGCGAGCCCGACACTTTTGAAAAAATGCATTGTTGAATTTGTGGGGACTCTTATGTTTTTATATGTGATTATTGCAACTGGAAATCCATATGCCATTGGATTGATATTGACCATTGTTATTTTACTAGGAGGAAAAATATCTGGAGGTAATTTCAATCCTGCGGTTTCAATCATGATGACTTTAGCAAATAAATTGAGCGCGAGTGACATGATTGCTTATATTTTCTCTCAATTGATGGGTGCGGCATGTGCCTTGCAATTATATAAAATTACAAAATAATGAAGACGGAGTTGAGTGAATTGTTGACAATTAATTTGTGGGAAGTGTTAAAGACCCGAAAAATAGATGCGGACTTTGCAGTGAAATATATATTATTTTCTAGATATGAAAAAACCGAAAGTGAAAAATGCATCGATTGTGATGATATTTTATTTTTACAGCCACACATATCTAGAAAAGCATTGGAACATGCCATTTTTACATTCAGGGACTCGCGTAATCGCCTATCCGTGAATCTAGGGAAAAGTATTTGAATTTGTTGTATGGGAAAAGTATTTGAATTTGTTGTATGGGAAAAGTATTTGAATAATAAATATATGATAAAAAATAATATATTTATTTGAAATGTAGATGAAGGTTTGGCTTGGAACATACTATTTAAATCTTCGCCGGTTTAAAGAGCGGCAGATAGAGGCAGGTCCTTTGACGCCTTGGCAAAATGAGGACTCATGAAACGCTGAAGATTGAAATAAGTCAACTCTTCGCCTCCAGTAATCTTCAACAATGCAGCCAACTTGGTGTCAGGATTAATCTTGCGACCATTGGCCTTGTCTTGCAAATTATGCGTGCGAATGTACTTGTTAATATCACGAGTAACTTCTGTGCGTGCCATTTCCGAACCCGAAGGCTTTTCAAGGAAATGCGCCAGTTCATCACTAATACGAGTGGGCTTCACAAACCCAGAAGGGGCACGATTGACAGTCTTGCGACGGCGCTTAAGACACAACTTGTGTGCCGTTTTCAACTCGCGAGACCACTTTTTTTCAAGACCACGATACTCACTCTTGAGAGAAGAAATAAGAACACCCAGTTGCTGCAACTTTGCCAAGAATTCAACAGACTGTTCCGTAAGTCCAAGGTCTACATCTCCCTCAGCCACTTCCTCCACGACAACATCTACATGGTCAGCAGAAGCGACTGATTCAACTTGAAGAGCAGATTCGGAAGTCTTGGATTCAACAGCAGGGACAGTCTCGGCCTTTGACTTGGCAGAGCGTCTTGCTTTCTTAGGCTCGGTGGCGGCAGCTACCACGACAGGCTCTGATGCAACAGAAACAACTGCGGGCGCTGAAACAGGGGCAACAGCAACAGAAACGACTTCGGATTTAGATTTGGTTTGGCGGGGCATCTTATTATAGTATACATAAATAG